GCAATAAAAAAAGGCCCGCCCGGAGGCGAGTCTGAACCGTGTCTATATTAAGGGGAAATTTGCTTTATTGATTTGACACGGTTTGGTTTAAATCAACCACCTGTGCACACTACAGATGATTGATGATCTGGTCCTGGTATTCGTCTCTGACTTCTTTCAGCTTATCGATACCGTTTCCGTCGATCATATGATTGACGATGGCGTTCAGCGCCTTGGCTGTGTATCGATCTGTCGCCTTCCGTTCCTCTTCGGCTTTCTCCAGAACTTTAATCCGTGTTTCGTGATCATCGATCTTCTTGATCGGAGCCATTGCCCACTTTAAGAAGGCAGCCACAGCGGTGATCCCGCCGACGATCCAGAAGACCTGTGATAATGAGATTGTGATGTCACTGTTCATCGCTGTTGCCCTCATAGAGATCTTTCTTAGCCTTCTCATATTCGGCAACAGACATTTTGATGCATCCAGCAATAAACATGCCGAATGCAGAAATGATTGTAGTTGCGATCGCAGTCGGCTGCCAGTCAAGAGCCAGTCCGACTACACCAACGAATGTAGCCAGGGACGGAATGAAATTGATGGCGAACCATTTCAGCGCATCATACGCCTGATCTGACAGTTTCATATTCATTTCCTTTCCAGAGCACCGCTGCTCTTATTGAAATATGCCGTAACGGCCTGGCTGCCTGTCAGCATCGCCCCGTCACTGCCCATGTAATACCATTTACCGCCTGTATTAACCCATCCAGTCAGCATGGCACCATCAGATCCGAGATAATACCATTTGCTCTTACTGTTGATCCAGCCGGTTCTCATCGCTCCGGATTCTTCCAGGAAATACCACTTGCCTTTGTCCTGGATCCATCCGGTCTGCATGTAACCATCAGCGTTGAAGTGATACCACTTGCCGTTGATCTTTTCCCATCCATTGGTTGTGTATGATCCATCAGCGTGCTCATACCACCATCCGGTTTTATTCTGCTTCCACATAGCTTTGCCTTCTGTTGTATACGGGTTGTAAATGAATCCCAGGAAGGTCTGACCGAAGATGTTATACGGTGGCTTGTGTGTGGTCAGAAAAAACCGTGTGCCACCATAATTGCTCTGACTGACAAGGATTGAACCATCCGCATGTACTTCTTCAACGACCGCGACATGACCGCAGCCATCGTTGCCGTTCCACAGGTTGCCAGACCGCCAAACGATAACTGCACCGACCTTGGGTGTTTTTCCAGTCTTCAGACCGTTTGCCTTTGCAACCGCAAGCCAGTCCTCAGCATTACAGGTCGGCAGCTTTGCATTTGAGGTTGCCCCACCGATCTCCAGTGTTCTGCCGTATGCATATCCGACACAGTTCGGCAGGCATGAGTTCCCGCTGATCAGGATGCATCGGTTATAGCCTCCTCTGCCTGCTTTCAGATAGTACGGATTGCTGTACGATGGAGCAGTCTTCCGTGGAGTGTACCCACTCGCCCCGATCCCTTCCGGTGGATTTTCATCATCCTGTTCTGGAATGACGATCTCAATGCCTTCCTGTTTCAGTGACTGTTCAAAATCGTCATAAGTAATGACCTGATCTTCTTTGTCGGGCATGTCTGCCTCCTTCCTTAATAGAAAAGGGAGACCGTTCAGATCTCCCTGTTGTTATCGTCTGATCTCAGCCAAGACCTCTTCGATCTCTTCATCAGACAATGGTTTTTGATTTTGATTATTCATATTTTTCTCAGCTTTGGCGGTCTGCCATGCTTGAAATACTGTGTGTGCCGATCTCGCAGATCAGACAGAAAGATCATCCACAACTTTCGCTGAAATCCTTTCGATTCTTTGATCTTGGTCTTGCTCAGCTTCTCCCAGTCCATGGTTCACCTCGCTTAGTCCATGTTTCTGAAATATCCTACAAGGAAGCAAATTGCAGACAGCACATAGATCATACCTATCGGTATCTGTGATGGTCTGCTGAGATACTCAATTAACTCGCCCATCAGTCACCTCGCTCTGTGATTTAAAGTCTCCTCAGCCTTTTCGGTCTGCCGTGCTTGAACAGTCGGCAATACCAATATCTGTATCTTGTGCCTTTGGTTTTTCGCAATGCTTCAAGATTGATCATGATTCACCTCTCTTCAAAGCAGTCATGAACTTCTCGTCCATCAACCTCGATTCCGAATTTCTTGCACAAATCGTAATACCATCGGAAGTGAATACAATTGTCACAGTTTCTTTCGTGGGTGATTGTCATGGTCACCTCTCTGATTTATTGTTTCCTTTAATCTCCGCCCTTAAGACGGATAAATTCTACAACTTCCACATATGCCGTTGCGACATCTGAATATGCAATTCCGAGAGCGGTTGTACCACTGGATTTAGGAGCATCGGGAGATGTGTCCATCGCATAATGACCGCCCGAATTGTTCGGAAGAACTCTGAAAGCCGTATCTGAACCACCATTCTGTAACCATCTATAAATAGCATAGTTAACATAAGCGGAGGTTTGTGTATCGTCATACGTTACCCAAAACTTTGTTGGCACATAAGAAGATTTTACATATTCATCATGCTGTGCGACTGCATAAATAATTGCTGCCCCCGAAGGCAACGATGGCAAACCATCGTCAAGCATCCATTGAGGAACTGAGCCGACAGTTGTTGTTCCACCTTCATACAAATCTTCATAATTCGCATTTTCAATACCCCAACTGAACGGATACAGATTGACCAGTTTCGCTTTATTTTTTTCGCAGAATGAACTAACTGAACTGTTAGAAATATTACCGCTTGAAATAAAGGCACTTATCTCCGCTGATGTTCCGTCAAATTCTGCATACTTTGTCATAGCCGTGCGAAGATTAGAATTAAAGAACATATTGTCGGGTTTTGTTCCTGTAGATGGAGCAAACAGCGAAACGGTTTTGAAGGGGAAGATGTTTTGTACCGTTGCCCAATGCCCGAAGTGACCGCCTTGAGATTTGCAAAGAACCGATACTTTGTTTATGTCAATGTTGAATCTGTCACAAACATATTTAATCCCTTGCAGATATGACTGAAGAATAATAGAAACTGCGACTGGACTATAAACCTCGCTTGCAATACTTTCTTTATTCGTCCAAGGATAACAGTCAAATACGGCAAATCCTTCATTCGCCAAATATGGAAGATTGTTGTTCACCGTTTCTCCCGACTTACCGAATTGAGCGTTCCAAGAAAGCATTGATTTACTTCCGTGGACGTATACTATAAGCGGAACTGAATCGCCATTCACCGTATAATTCGGTGGGAGCAAAAGTCTGCCACTTGTCATGGCGTCTCTCGCAACGTGATAATTAAATGCCAAACTACTACCGCTCACACTGGAATTGATGATATTTGGGTTGAAGCACTCATCAATGAAAGAATCTGTACTGCAAATATCAACCACCTCAATATGCTTTTCATTTGCGGTTGTATAAGTTGTCAGCTTGAAATATTTACTGTTCTGAGGAGTGACGAAGTGATACGGATTTTCAATTTCCGTTGTGGTTGAATAACTGATCAGTTCGTTGTTATCAGTATAAAAAGCGACTCCGCATTTTTGAATATCGGAGAACTGCGTATCATCAAACGTCACATAAACGTTTGAGTTAGGTAAGCAACTATAATATTTTGTGGTTCGTGAATAGTTATAACTGGAACTATTTGCCAGTGAGCCATCTGTCTGAGAAATATCGCCTGTTTCAAAAATCGCTTTCACAACATTTAATGCGATATATGAGTTACCATTAATATCATAAATATTAAACATAACGCACCCCTTTAGTAAGTGATTTCAGACGGATCAAACGCTTCTTCCCATTTGCAATACTCAGCAAAGAAAAGATCATCAACCATACCGCTGTAGCCGTTTCCTGCGGCGCTGCTAATATTGGTTGTGTCATCGCCAAATCCGCACCCGATAGCAACCTGATCGGGGAATATAAACGCTTGTGAAATGTTATAATCAAACAGCTTTGTTCCGTCAAAGAACATCCGAAGAACACCGTTCTTTCTTGTCAGAGCATAATGATGCCAGTTGGCGAGATTTATACCGCTTGGCGGTACTAATCCAATACCCCAACGTTTGTTTGACTCGATGAAAAGTTCGGGTCTTAAATAATACTGAGATGTTCCCTTATACCAATAAATTCTTGATCCGCAATATCTTGAGCCAACAGTAGTTGATGTATTAAGTGACCACCCTGTTGCAAGATTATTGAATCCTTCTTCTGTTGCTACATTAGTTACACTTGAGGAAGGAACAACCGGATCGGTTTGTTTGGTGGCAAAGAACATTCTTTGTGCGACTTCTTGATTAACACCCTTATACCAAAAGGAAATAGTAAAATCACTCGCCAAACTAGGTACTTTCGTTAATCCGGTTGCATAGATTCCGTTAGGATCTGTTGAAGTATCTCCTTCCGTGCCAACTTGGTGATAATAAGCTTTGCCGTTTACACCTGTTGAATAGTTCGCAACACCAGTGAAGCCAAAATCTTCCGTTCCATCAGAAAGCAGAGAATCATTGAATGGATAATACCATCCGACAATTTGGTGTGTAACCGTGACGGTAAATGTGGTTGTCTTTTCTTGATATGTGACGGTTATTGTGCTTGTGCCTGCCGTCAGTTCTCCGCTTAATGTATAAACCGTTACCGCTCCGCTTGTACCGTCATCATAATTCGCCGTGACAGTCAGATACTGTTTCAGATCGTCAAGTGAATCAGTATCGTAAATAACATTTGCACCTTGATTGAATACCGCTGAAATTGACAGCACCTCTTTATCATAAAGAGCGTGATACAACTGGCTATATAAATCATCGCTATCGCTTGAGTTCGTCATGCAAACATTAAACATCGCAAGCAAAGCCTGTTTGACAGAATCTTTCATTCCTATGCCACCTGCAATAATGGCATTTATTTCGCTCTTTAACTCAGAGATCTCATCTCCGACCTTTTTGGAATCGGCAGCTGCTCCAGCCACCGCCAGAGATGTGTCAATGACCACTCCTGTAGAAACGGTGATGTTCTCGTCTGCCCAATCAGATACCGCTTCAGCGACCTGTTCCTGTGTCGGTGTGCCAGCATCGCTCCATGTTGAGCCGTTTGCGGTTTTGGTCAAAACCTGTCCGACCGTACCGCCCGTGGGCAGTGGGCTTGTAGCATTCAGTGCTTCTTGAATTAAGCTGAGATCGCTCTCTGACAGACTGGCATTGTCTCCTGGCTTAGGTTCAACCAAGACAACAAAGTTTGCAGTGCCGTGTGTCTGATCATCGATCAGAAGCTCAAAGACCGCCTTGCCAACCGCAGCAGTCATCTGCTGAGTTTCGTTGATGACTACTCTGCCCTGAGCATCGACTGATCCTGTGTTGATGATGCCGAGGTTGTCAGATTTAATGCCGACAATTGCACCAGAGGATGGAACATACTGCGTTCCATCCGAATTGAATAACTTAAAAAGCCACTGTTCCCCACGGTCATACTGATTTGCGTTGATGACCAGGGGAATCGAGTGACCTGCGTGGAGATAAAGATTAAATTCTCGTGTGATCATGTTTTTCTCCCTTAAGAAATAGTGCCGATAACGATCTGAGTAAATACAGGATGTCCTACTGTTGCACCGCTATCAGGGCGATACAAGTTCAGGCTTCCCATGTTCGTTTTTGTTGTGTTGCCGGATGAATCAGCCACTTGAATATTCATTTCAGCAAAAGCCGTATATGTTGCGCCATTGTCCGCTCCCACGTAGCGGATGTTTTGATAAGTAACCAAATTAAAAGCAACAGGAAAATTCGGAGTATTAATGTTTGGGCAGTAATACCATGAACCCCATTGCTGATTAATTGTGTAGTTACTAGCAGCTCGCCATCTGCATGTAGCGATCCGCAGCTTGCCAAATTTGAACACAGTCCAATTGACCGAGCCACCCACTGCTCCGTTGAATGTGACTGGCACAACCTCAACAGGATCAGAATCGAGTGTGATGTATTTCATTACATCTTCCCTATCATGGATGTGCACTGATCCATAAACGTCAAAATGATCAGGCCCCCAGGCAAATACCGGAATGCCCTCAAGCACTTTGGCATACAAAACCGCATTGCCCAGTTCATCTTCGACCTTTATCTGGACATCAAACTGTGTGGATGATGAATACTCTCCGGCACAAGTGCCAGTGATCTCATACGATTTGTACTGAGCCGTGCCGGATGTGCTGATCGTCTGTTCCAAAGACCATGCAGAGTAGTTCTGTGCGCTTGGTAGCTTAGATCGGCTATAGATCTTCAACGCATTGTTGACCTGTCCGAAACTGCCCCAGAAGACCGTACTTGCCAGCTTGTATTTTAGATATACGCCTGTCTCAGATTGCTGATTGTTCGCATTCACTCGTTTGATCTCAATCGCTGACAGCCTTGGTACATCGTATGGAATGACCGTCAGATTGACCGTCTGGCTGACTTCTACGCCTCTGTTGTCAATCACCTTAATGACAATGGTGTTTGCACTGACAATGGCTGAATAAGCCACCGTGAACTCTATCACACCAAGACCATTGGTATAAGTCCGTGTAATGCCGTTATGCGTGATCTGAACGGTCTTAACAACTGATCCATAATCAGCGCTGTTGACCGTTACAGTTGTCGACAGTGAGAGATTTGAGAACCCTTTGATATATGTTCCATCAGTCTCAAGCGCCACCGTATCAGCGTTTATGTCGCTATGCTCTATCGATAATATGGCCGGATGATAAACCGCAGTGTTTACGTTCAATGTGAACGATGTTGACTGCACCGTTCCGATGCGCGTTGATCCGTTATAGGTTGTGCAGCTGACTGTCACAGTCATGCTCTTTGAAGTCATGTAAGGCATCCAGTAAGCGACGCCCGGCACCCATGTATAGGATGCGCCAACATTGTTGACCGTGACGGTATTGCCACCGACCGAGAATGATAGTGTATGTGTAAAGGAAGACGATGCTCTGTTTGTGTTTATGACAACTGAATCAGAACCGTCTAAAGTCACTGCTGACTTACTGGCTGATGGCTTCGATGCTCTTGGGATCGTTGTAAGTGCTACCGATTTCGACAGGTTGAAATTAAGATACGCAACATTTGTCGCTGTCGTACTGTGCGAACCGCCGATGGTAATGCTCTTAGATCCGTCCGCATTGTGCGCAATCCCGGTCACTGTCTTTTCACCAACCTTATGCCAGTTGGTGTCGTTACCGGGAATCGTAAATGTACCTGAATATATCAGGTAATCGGTCCCGTTAATCTTTACATAGAAGTTACCGGGAGATACTGTGGCGTAGGCGTAGCTGTTAGTACGCTTGTACCACAGCGACGCTGTAACCGAAGACGCATTTGTCGCAACGTCATACGTTTCAGAATAGTCAACTTCAGCGACGATATACGTTGAGGCGTTGGTAGACATGCTGCCACTGACACCTGTTGCCATTTACACCTCCCAATAGCATGCAAGTTCATGCTCATTATGTGCAGTGCTATAGAACTGCTGAAATCTTCCTGACACATATTCCGTCTGCACTCTCAAATATTGATTAGAGGTCAGATTCTTTGTCATTACAGTGTCCTGTTCCGCAACAAGCACCGAAGTATTTGATGCGGTTTCAATTACCCTCAGACCAAGATCAGAAACAATCGTCTGATATGTGCCGACAATCGTTCCGCTCTCATCCTTCTGGCTGATGTGCAGACCGTCATTCAAGAAGCTGAAATTCATCTTGATTCCATCGATCACAGTCTGAACGGCTGCTTCAAGTGCAGATGTGAGGATTGATCCGGCTTGGATCAGGTTGCCATTCAATACGCCTGCCGTGATGAAATCCGCATAGAAATTGGAATCAATCGTCCATGCGGTTGTATACGTGCCGTTGATTCCGGTCTGTGAGAATGCAATACCGGCATAGTTGATCCGGAGCACATTGACCGCTGTGTTCTGATCGGGGCTGTCCATGATGTAAATCTCATTGGGTTGCCCGTCAGCATTGCGTCCAATGATGATATATCCGCCGGTCCCGCCAGCCAGTACATCAGCAGCGTGGTCGATTGCACCTTGCATCATGCTGACTGTATGTTCGATGATTCCTGTCGAGGAACTCCGAGCAATATCAGCAACTTTAGACGATAATGATGCTTTCTTTGTGCCAAGTACGATGGAGTTGTATCTTTCATTTACAAAGTCATAATCCGTTTCAATGACTTGCATGAGGAGATCATATTCTTTGTAAACTACATGGACATAGTCTCCCAGTCCGATCCGCTCAAGCGATGCAACCGCTTTGTATTCTTCGGTTTTCCATAAAGGAGCAAAGCTGACCTTCAGATTGTCCTTATACGGAATTCCGAAATTATTTGCGGTCATGTAACTGACTGCCTTGGCGTTCAGATCCTCGACTGTCGGAACACTGTCATTAAAGTCCTGAGTGCAATCCAAGATATAGATTTTCTGCATGGGAAAATCCTCTGGATTGCTGATCTTCTGAACGGAACCAGTGACAACTGTCTGATCATTCTTGTAGAAAGCCAAACAACCAGTATAAGCAGCAGCCTCATTGTTTCGGTCGATCTCAAAGGCCGTGAGGTTCTTTTTGTACTGAATATAAACGCCAGTATCTTCACCCCTATGGGCATGAAGTTTAATGGTGTTTACATCCCATTCGTACTCGCCACCAAACTGATCCAGTAACGATCCGCTCACTCCGCCAAGGCACTGTCTCAGCGAAAGCGGAACGCTCTGAGAATAGATTGATGTCGTGTTTGCGATGTCAGTCCAAACGCTAAACGGATTAGATTCCATCGCATTTGATAACAGACCGTTTAATGCCGGAACTACGCCAACAGCCGTAAATGGAGCAACAGGAATGCCTGTCGCATCATATAACTTGTGCCGAGCATAGATCTGAGCCTTCTTGCCGTTGGCCGACTTAACGATTCGATAGATTCTGAACGGCTGCCCATTATCTCTGTCACTTGGCTTTGCATATAGGACGTATGATTCGACCACAGTCTCCGCATCTTCAATCGGTATAGATGCAGTCAACTCATACAGTCCATTCAGCTTTTCATGCACCGATCCAGAGATGACATTTCTCAGCCGTCCAAGACCTTCAGATGTGAATGAGTTTTCGTTTGCTCCAAAAATAATTGGGATCATACTTCAAACCACCTTGGAGTGATCTGAAGTGTAACCCCATCAACCGTTATTCCATTTAAGCCAGGGCGAAACTCTGGAAACTCATGATTAGTCATTGTGATGTACTCGCTCATCCGTGTTGCTCCGCTATAGATCAGCATGGACTCGCAATCAATATCGATATAAGCCTGTGTATGCTCCGCAACCGTCACCGTAATGTTACCGATCTCAAACGATCCGTTTCCATAGATGCGGATGAGCGGTTTTGCATTCTGATATGTCGGATTGAAGATTTGTCCATCTGCATTGAAGCTGACAGGGATCTCTCCGGCTTTCAAATATCGCTGAGGCTGTGCCACAAACTGAAGCGTAACAACTCCGTTCAGATGATCGTAATCACTTGGACTGAACTCTTTACTGAACGATGCCAGCCGATATTCCTGAGGCGTGTCGCTTTCTTCATATCGGCAGAAGCCAACGCAAGAAGAAAGGAATCTCCGCATTGCTTCCATGTTGCTCTGCATGTTGCCTTTGACTGCCAGTTGTGTCTGCAAAGTAACAGTCTTATATCGGCTATTGTCAGAAAAGAGCGAACCGCTCCGACCTAATACATCGAAGTATTTGCCGTCACGTTCCGCTCCTTTTAAAAAACTCGATTTCGTAACCTGGGCAGAGAATTCAGCGAAGTCCTTGCCGTTAAATACTAAATGATTCACGCAAATACTGCCTCCTCTCTGTCCATATGATTTGTCAGAAGATCGACCGTTGCCTGTGCGATTTCAATCGGATCTCCGTCATATTTAGATGCATCGATTGTAATAGTCACGCCGTTAATTGTTGTCACCGACTGCGCTGGTGCCTGTTCTGCCGACCATGTTCTGTCAGCATTAACAATCTGCTCAACAGGAACAGAAGCAGCATCCATAGCCATATCTTTCATGGCATCGGTCATAGACTGCGTATTAGCTTCGATGCCGACTGCCACGCCTTCTGGAATCCATCGACCGACTTCATCCGCAAATACTTTGGACGGCGATCCGATCTTAAGCATCCTCTTTGCTCCTTGCAAAGCACTTGAAGCGATGCCCTTCAAAGATTCCCAAAGCGCACCACCAGCGTTAGTGATTCCACTGATAATACCGCTGACGATATCCGATCCAAGACCGAGCCAGTCAATGTCTGTGACTGCATCCCACGCATCTCCGGCAATGTCTGCCAGTTTCTCAGGGATGTCATTAAACAGTAAATCCAATCCAGCCACGATCAGATCAATAACTGTCTGCCCTAATCCACTCCAATCGATCTCGCTAAAGAGATCCAAGCCTGTCTGGGCGATCTCACTCAGCAATGTTGGAACATGATCGAACAGAGCAGATACACCATCACCAATCCAGTTGATGACATCAGTTCCCAATCCGATCCAGTCAATCTCTGTCACCAGTCTCAGCATTTCATGGCAGATATCCTTGATATACTGCCAAATTGCCTCACGGTTATCCCAAACGCCATTTGCGAGATTCGTCAAAATATCCATGCCGGACTTGATGATCATCGGAAAATTGGTTGTGATCGTTGTGACGATTCCACTGATAATCTGCGGAATGTATGACAGCAGAACAGGAATCGTTGAAGTGATTCCAGTGATCAGATTGTTAATAAACTCTGTGCCGGATGTGATCAGATTGGGAATCATCGCCCCAAGTCCGTTCACAAATCCCATGATGGTCTGCATTGCAGTTTCCGCCATCATCGGCATGTTCAGAATCACGCCATCTTGCAAGCTTGTCAGCAGCTTACCGCCTTCCTCCATAAATAAAGGAAGTCCTTCTTCAAGGACTCCAACGATTAACTGCGGAACATTTGCGAGGATCTGAGTGACCATTGGAATGAAATTCCCAAATAGCCATGTACTGGTTGATGTTGCGAGATTCTCCAACTGTGCGCTGATATTCCCCCCAGTGGACATTGCTCCGAGCAAGTCGGAGAATGATGCCTTCATTGCGCTGAACGATCCTTGCAGAGTTGAACTAGCCTCCAGTGCGGTTGTTCCAGTGATTCCTAACTCGCCCTGGACGGCATGGATAGCATCATAGACATCCGCCAAGTTATTGATGTCATATTTGACTCCAGTCAACTTCTGAGCATCCTTCAGAAGTCTTTCCATCTCAGTCTTAGTTCCACCATAACCCAACTTCAAGTTATCAAGCATGGTGTAGTTCTGCTTTGCAAATCCAGAATAAGCGTTCTGAATCGCCTCCATACTGGTTCCCATCTTGTTTGAGTTATCAGCCATATCGACCATAGCCGTATTAGCGATCTCAGCAGCCTTGGCAGTATCTCCGCCTAATGACTGAATCAACGATGCGGAGAAGCCTGTGACATTCTCCATGTACTCGTTTGCTGACAGGCCAGTTGTCCTAAATGCCTGAGATGCATAATTCTTGACTGCATCTGCATTCTCTTTGAACAGAGTTTCAACGCCTCCAAGTGACTGCTGAAGCGCACCGCCTTCACTCAACGATGCAGCGATTGCCTTGCCGATTCCTCCGGCAACAATCACCTTCTTGGCGATGCCTACCAATTTAGATCCAAGTGATTCGCCAGCGGTTGTGCCAGCATTATCAACCTCGCCACTCAGTAAATTCGTGATCGATCCGCTGATGCCATCGGCAGAAGGCACTACCTGAACATATGCTTTTCCTAGTGTTGTCATCAGCCACCTCTTATTATTCGCTGATACGCTTCATCAAACTCCGCTCCAGTTTCAAAGGATTCATTTTGCTCCTTCTTTTCTGTAGTCATCATCTGGAGAAGGCTCTTCGGTGGATTTTTCCCTTTCCGTCCTTCCTTTGTATTCATCCAAATCCAACTATTCAAGCGGTCATAGATTGAAGCCATCAGCAGTGTTTCCATCGGAATTTTCGTTCCGTTAATTGCCATTTTTGTGCGCGAATTTGCCCTTAAACCAGCAACAAGAGTTGCCAATAAACTCACTGGCAACTCTCTGTAGTTATATATGTGATATGTCTCTGCCAGATCGCAGATCATCTCACTTTCATACTTGTTAATTATGCTGGCAAGGGCTAAGAGTTTTTTGTTTCGCCATTGTAGCCGAAGATCTCAAATATCTCCTTGATCACTGCTTCTGTAGAATTGTTGCAATGCTTGTACAGTCTCTTTTTATCCTCTTTTGAGAACATCACCTTAACCAGTCTAGGCAAGGCGAGGAGATTCTGATCTTCCAGTTCAGAAAGTGCCTCAAGCGTTTCGATATTGGCAACAAGCTTCTCATCTACTTCAAAAGCGAAACCGCTCTTAGTAGTTCCCTTAATCATTACGCTGCCTTCCAGTATTCGTAATGAGTGTTTCCGGCTTCATCTGCTGTGCAGCCGAGTGTCACATCATAGCCGAGTGCATCCGTGTCTGAATAGACGATTTCACCGATCTCTGTCGGCTTTGCTCTCGGAATGACGATTCTGTGTGCGATATTGCCTCTCGCAATCGTCTCGATAACGTATGCAGCTTCTTCCAGTTCCTTCGCATTCGCCGTGACGGATACGCCAGTGCTGAAACTTGTGCCTGTTACGTTTGTGTTGCCATAGACCATCTTCTGTACTTCAACATTTTCTGCCGAAATAAAGACAAGCTGGAACGTATCTTCTTTTGACTCCTGAATCGTCAATACAGGAGCGCCACCCCACGCCTTAATGACTGTGGACTCAGGGGAATTGGCGTTTGTCAGTCCATCTTCACTTGCATAACCCATGTCGATGAACGCATTGTCCAGCGCAGTTGTTGCATCTGTCGGAAGAGTAGTGCCGACAGGCGCACGGTAAATATGACCACCGACTTTAGGTTTGCCAGCGGTAACCTGTGTTACATCTGCCATTTCTTTCTCCTTAATAGTAATAAATGTCAAACACAGCCTGATATCTAGGCTGTTTCGTTGATTCTTTCGTGTATTCGTAATCCGAATTAAGTTTGACGGCTGTTACTCCGTCTAACTCGATCATTCTTTCCATCACTGTTATAACGGCTTCATTTAATTCGGCAGCAACCGCAAGTGTTGGAGCGTAACTCTGGACGGCAATAGTTGCCTGTCTGATCCTGTTGCTGACTCCACCGCCAGTCTTCTGAACCACACAGAATATATCCCTTGAGAAATTCTCGTTTGGATATGTATTCTGTGGCTCTGATCCGTACGCAGTAAAGCCATTGGCATTCAGCCAGTTAATTACTGTTGATTCAACCATGCAACGCCTTCAGCAATGTATTGTGTTCGTTATTGTCTCGTCTTGCATCCGCTGACTCTGCTATCACTCTGCCGACGACTCTGTTCACCGTCTTCACGTTGTGACTGTAGCCTTGCCCAGCATTTGACTGTACACGTTCAGTGTATTCTTCGATAACCGTCTGCATTTCTGCTGATTTGAGCAACTCACGAACGCCTTTCTTATCTAATACAAAGCCTTTCTTACTCATATCGCTCACACTTGTATATCTTGTGCCACCGAAGCGGAATGTTTGCCTCAATGCCTTCCTTCGGCTCGCCAAAAATCAGAAATTTATGACCGAAAAACTCCACAATCTGATCCTTCCATTCATGGGTATCACCTTTCGGAATGCCCAAAGAAAAAGCGATCCTTCGACCGCTCAGATTCAATTCATCGGTTCTTTCTTCTGGCGTTGGCTCACCAACAAGGACATCATCGACAGTTTCCGCTCCATACCACTGATAAATCGGATTGTTTAAGGCATCTCTGCCTGTCTCAATCCTGTGATGGAGCGTTACGGTCATTCCTTGGATCATAGAAATCAATGATTCCGATCTTCGGTCTTCGCAGACCAAGCCGTTTGAGATCACTTGGCAGAATTGCATTTCCGATGCCACCACCAGGAATAGCGTATGTGCCACTCCATGAGTAGCCAAGACCACTCTGTGATTCCTGTGACATAATTTCGCCACTAGTGGACTGTCGGAGAATTCTGCTGATCGCAGAGACAGTGACCTCTTTCGCTACTGAAGCCAGTGATGGAGTTGCTTCGATCATAGCGTCCAAGTCTCTGCCGACAAATATCGCTCTGCTCCGCAGTTCATCGGAGATGATCGGAAGCAAAGCTTCGGTTCTTGTGACTTCATCTGCGGTTAATTCTCGCCACAGCGTAATTACATCATCCACTGTTGCATAATCGCTCATGGTGTCACCTCATTTCTTTGTTGTTCTTTTCGGCTTCTTAGGTGCTGGCTTATCCTCTTTTTTCGGTTCTTCGACCAGTTCCCAATCACCAGAAACAGGACAGGGAACGGTGATGACCGCCCCTGTCTTTGTGTTTCTGTAAGTCAGCATATTACTGAACAGTAACTCTGCTGAAGTATGTCGGAGCGAGGATTCCCCAACCGATGTATACTTCCGCTCTGAGATACACCTGATTGTGTCCCTTAAGGTCACCAGCAGTTGCATCATTGTCAGGATTACCATATTCAATGACTTCCAGCGGAATTTCCTTGGAATAACCCCACTTGAATGCAGAGAAGTCACCAACGATTGCGTGGTCACCAGCGGACTGTGTGTTGCCGAAGGATACTGTGCCGTTGGAATCCAGTGTCATATTGCCGAGGTTTGCCGGAGTTGCACCCCAAGCGAATTCAGGATACTTTCTTGCACCGTTGACTGTCAGCGCAGCGATTGCACTTCTCATTGTCGGAGAGATGATTGCACCGTTAGCATCAACATCGCCAAGCTGGGCGAGAGCTGCATCGATATTTGCATCGGCAGAACCAGCCACATATGTGACAGTGTTTGCGGTGACAAGACTGTCAAAGTTATTTGTGCCGACAACTGTGGATGCGGTGCCAGTGCGAGGGTTCAGACCATGCATAGCAGCGATGTCAAAACCTCTTGCGAATTTCTTCGCAGCGCCTTCGGCAAACTGGCGAAGGACATCCATGCGGTATTCCTCTGTACCATACAGGAATTCGTCAGAAACTCTTGTGCCGTATTCAAACTTGATCGGTCTGATGACCACAGGAGCGACTGTAGCACCGCCATTGGACTTTGCACCATTTTCGGCTACGATGTCGGCTTCCTTATCCAGTGTGAATGTAAATTCGGTTGTGCCGTTGAACGGAATCGGTTTCGCAGCAGCAACCTTTGCCAGTGAAGACTTGCCCTGAACGAGGTTGAACATTTCAGAGACAATCTGTGTAGGGAGGTTTGTTCCCTTAGTGAGTACGTTTGCCATTTGTTTTTTCCCTTCCTTAGCGTTTTGCTAATTCGGATGCCAGTTCACGGTAGACCGAATCAGCAGATGTATCTACTTTCGGCTCAGTGTTTCTGGTAAATCCGTTGAATGTCGGTGCTGACAGCTTTGACAGCTTATCAGCCGACTCAGTAATTGATTTCTCGTCATCGCCCTGGAGGAATTCGATTGCATCCATCGGCAATTTCTTAGTCATAGCGATTTTCGTTTTCAAAGCAGAAGTTTCAAGTTCATGAATCTTGGTAGCCTGTGCCGTAAACTTCTCATCGTATCCCTCATACTTTTTAAGTTCGTCAGCATGAGAAGCCTTCAGCTTTTCAATTTCCTTTGCGTGGTCAGCTTTCAGGATCTTTACATCATCAACTGACATATAGCCGGAATACTCTTCACGGATCTTCTTTTCCGCTCTGCTTAAACGTTCTTTGATGCGCTCATCAAATTCTTCCTGTGTGTTGATTGGTTTGAAATCTGTCATATGTTTTTTCTCTCCTACCCACTTTGCCGTGTGGTAACGTAATGTAAAAAACTGCGAAGAGATCCGCAGTTAATACCAAACTTTCTGTTTTCGCCGTTCTTTCTGCGTGGAACATGCCCAGTATGCAAAGGCAATGCTCTCAACGATTGATACATCGATGCCTTCCTTCAAGGATCTGAATCCGAACGCTCCATTAGTGCCGATCATGCGCTTTTCGCAATTGCTGACGGCCTGTGTTACTGACGGCTGTCCGCTATGACATATCGCTTCAGTATCAATGGCTTGCCGGAAAGCAGAAAAAGCGGTGATCGCTTCAGCTGTGGTCGGCATCACTATTTTCGGCTTGAAATCTGTTGCTATTTGCTCCAGTTCTTGCTTGAACAGTTCGCTCTTTCCCTTGCCATCAATCACCACTGTGCTGATGTATCCGCTCTTTATGAATCTCAGCATCCAGTCAAAGCCTCTGATCTGCGACTGGCAGTCAATCGTTTCAACGTAGATTTTCCCATCTCTGGTTTTGACTGCAATCGACATCGATGTGTTTTGACCGTCTGATCCGAATTTAATTCCAACCGACATCTTACCTGTCGGCACTGCATTGGCTTTCAAGTGAAGCCAATCTTTTTCTGTTATCTCAGATTTAAGGCTGTATGAATGCCAATATCCTAACCGCTGAATGACAAAGTCCAACTTACTGGAAGTATCCTCATTTCGGATAGTCCTCTCTTGAAGCCTTGTGCCAAGGCTTGGATTGGTTTCATACCATATATCTGGATTCAGAATATCGTTGGGGATTTCGTAAACAGACCACTCTGCCCAGCCGGAATCACTTCCGTTGCCTGAAAGCACTCTGTTTCTCATATTCACAAACACAGTGCCTTTGGATGTTACTGTTGGTGGTGTTCCGCAGAAGATCGTTTGCGGATTTGCTGATGCTGCGATTGTATAGATCAGCGCACCCTGTTGGGTGACTGTATACTCCTGTGCTTCATCAATAACCAGTAAATCGAACGATTCACCAATACCGCCAGCTTCCGATCTAGTGCGGAATACGATATATCCGCCATTTGTCAGCATGATCTGCTCAAGACCATACTGTTTAGTGCTTTTGAAAGACTTCTCTGGGATCTCTTGATCCTTCTTTGCTCTGCCCAGTTCGACATATCCGGCAGATGTCAGAATATCGGTCAGTCTCACGAAAGCACTGTGCGATGTCGAGGTTCGATGCGCTGTGTGGCAGATTCGCTCGCCGTGTATCAATCCCCATAGCTCTCGCATCACAAGGACTTCGCCTTTACCGTTCTGTCTAGGTACTTCATACCCAAACGAGGCGTGTGTCCATAATCCGTCTTCGTTTACGCCCATGATGTCACTGATCAGTAACTTCTGCCAATCCATGGCAGTCCGACCAGATTCTTCATAAGCTTCAACGGCTTCGATTCCTCTTGTTTCGTTGAACGGCAATATAACGGCTTGAGTGGGAGTTTGCCTTCCCATTCTTGCCATACTTATCTACTTTTTCGCCTCAATAAGTCCTGATTTCGTTGCATATCGATCATGTAATCAAGACCGTTTCTTTCGATGTATTTCTTGTTCTGATTCATCCAGATTGATGCTCCACGATCTGAATAGCCAAGCTTGGCTGCGACATAAGCAACATTCTCACGCCTCCGCTGCTTGCGAGCTTCCTCCGCTCTGCGCTCCGCTTCTCTGCGCTCTGTTGCTTCACCGATCAGCCTTTCTCGCTCTGATGCCTGGTCAGCAGTCCATTCGACTTTTGACCATACATCTTGCTGATTGTTTCCGTTCACATATGTGACTTTGCATCGGCAAAATTTGTGCCTCTGATATACTTCTTTGCTCTCTGTGCCGTATTCATATTTTCCGGCAAGATTGGTACACCATCGGCAAGGGATCGGATACTTATATGTATAAGTCTTTTTCCCAATCTTTCT